TAGAGGAATAAATATGCCATTTGCAAGCTATTCGGAACTAAAGACTACGGTAGCGAATTATCTAGCCCGTAGTGATCTAACATCGGTGATACCCGACTTTATCCGACTAGCTGAGGAAAGGCTACGTCGAGACATTCGGACTCGGCAGATGTTGATTGTCGCAACGGCATCGACTACAGGTGGTGATTCTACTGTTGGATTACCTACAGACTTCTTAGAGATGCGCGATATTCACCTGAATACTAATCCGGTGACTACATTGCGCTACAAGGCTCCTAATAGCTTCTACGCTGAGTCTAGGGTTACAGAGGGTGGTAAGCCTATCGACTACACGATTCTAGGCTCTGAGATACAGCTAGCCCCATCTCCAGACGGTACTTACGTTCTCCAGATGCTGTACTACGGCAAGCCTACTCTGTTGTCAGATAGCAATTCTAGCAACATCTTCCTAGCAAACTATCCTGATGCTTTGCTGTATGCGTCTTTGGCTGAAGCAGAGCCGTACCTAATGAATGATGCCCGTATTCAGACATGGGCAACCTTATATGATCGTGCAGTAACGGCGATTACGAACTCTGACCAGTCAAGTGAATACAGCGGTCAGCCTATGTCTATGTCTTATAACGTGAGGTAAATCATGGCAGAAATGTCGAATTATCTTGAGGACGCGCTGATTAACGCTACTCTGAGAAACACTAGCTACACAAGTCCGTCAGTTGTCTATCTTGGCTTGTATACGTCTGACCCGACTGATGCGGATACTGGGACTGAGGTTACTGGTGGCTCGTATGCTCGTCAGGCTATTACGTTTGGTGCGCCTAGTAACGGCGTGACATCAAATACTGCCGCGATTGAGTTCCCACAGGCTACGGCTAACTGGGGTACGGTTGGCTGGATTGGCATTGAGGATGCACTGACTGGTGGTAACTTGCTTTATCACTCTCCTCTAGATGCGTCTAAGACTATTCAAAGCGGGGACATTTTCAAGGTTGCTATCGGCTCATTGTCTGTGACTCTTGCCTAAATTATGTTCGGCATAAGCGCATACTCGGAGGTTCCATTTTCATCCCTAGTTGGGGGTGTTACTTTATTTGGTTCCGCGAGTATAGATGCGTCTGCTACCGTTACTGCTAGTGCAATAAAAACAACATTTGGCGCAAGTGCAATAAGCTGCGAGGCAACTGTTACTGCTCTTGGCGGCGTAGTTTACGACGGTCATGCGTCTGTCAATGCTGTAGCCACAGTATCCGCTAGTGCTATTGCTATTTATGAAGGTGTTGGAGTAATAAGTTGTTCAGCTAACGTAAGTGCTGCGGGAATCGCAATACGATCTGGAGCTGCTGCAATTACTTCTAATGCGGCAGTAACGGCTGATGGCATTAGGATCAGGACGGCAAGTGCTGCTATTACGGCAGATGCAACGGTTACTGCTATTGGTGGTGTTGTTTATGACGGTCACGCCTCAGTTAATGGTATAGCAACTGTTGTATGTGATGGCTTTGGTATCTTCTCTGGCACAGGCAGTGTTAATGTATTAGCAACAATTAGTGCCAATGGTGGGATCATTGGTGAGGAATGGTCTGATGTCGCTCCTGAATCTAATACATGGACTGAACAGATTGCTGTTGATAACGAATGGACTGAAATAGCTGCTGGCTCTAATGATTGGAGTGTTATTTCTGCAAATAACAACAATTGGACTCAGGTAAGTGGGAGTTCTGATAACTGGGCGAGGGTGTAATGCCACTTGTTTTAGCTGATAGAGTAAGGGAAACAACAACAACTTCAGGCACAGGCTCAGTTACGCTTGCTGGTGCGCAGTCAGGTTTCCAATCCTTTGCGGTCATTGGTAACGGGAACCAGACGTTTTACACCATTGTGGATAGCGTTGCGAGTACTTGGGAGGTAGGTGTTGGAACCTATACTGCATCTGGTACGACGTTATCAAGAGATGAAGTTCTTTCAAATTCTTCAGGCACAACGAATAAAATAAACTTTGCATCAAACAGTAAGGATGTGTTTGTTACTTATCCTGCTGGCAGAATTGCAACACATCTCGGCGGCGGTATAGGTGCTTTAGTAGTTAATTCAGATACCGTTACTGAGAGTTGTACTGTTGAATCTGGAACAAATGCGTTTTCTGTAGGGCCGATAACCACTATAAGCGGTAAATCAGTAACGGTGGCTTCGGGGCAAAAATGGCTGATCGTTTAGTTTTGGTTAAGGAAAGAACATGAGCAGCTTAAAAGTTCAAGGCAACGCAAGCGGTACAGCTACACATATTTTGCAGTCTGCCAATACGAATACCAACTTAACGCAGACATTGCCGAGTGTAGACAATGTAACTCTTGGGTATCTGAATATCCCTCCCGTTGGAACCAAGACAGGTTCTTACACGTTAGCTACAGGTGACGTTGGTGAGTACGTTCAGGTTAGCACTGGCGGGTCTATTACGATCCCTAACGCCACGTTCTCAGAGGGTGATGCGATTGTCATTGCCAACAATACTAGCGGTAGCATAACAATTACCTGCTCGATTACGACGGCTTACATTGCTGGCACAGACTCAGATAAAGCTACGATGTCTTTAGCAACTAGGGGTGTTGCATCGATTCTATTTCTTAGTGGTACTGTTTGTATCGTATCGGGGAATGTCTCGTGAGTGGGATTCTCACAGCGTTTATTGGCAGGGTTGCTAACGTAGTAACAGATGCTTATTTCAATCTAGTAACGCTCCTGCTGCCCGGAAATGGTACGAACGGCGCACAGAACAATACGTTCCTAGACTCGTCTACCAACACCTTCACGATTACCCGCAATGGAAACACGACGCAGGGTACGTTCTCGCCGTTTAGTCAGACTGGGTGGAGTAATTTCTTTGATGGAACAGATGATTATTTGTCTGTGGCTGACAACGCTGTACTCCGTCCCGGAGCTGGTACTTTCACGTTAGAGGCATGGATTTATCGAAGTGCTTCTGGTGCTGCTCATACCATTTATGCAAAAGGCGGGGCATCAACTGGCATTGTGTTTCAAGTAACATCTACTAATGTATTGCGGTTTACACATACGACCACAAACATCGATTCTACTGGAACTATATCTGCAAACGCATGGACACATGTTGCGGTAGTAAGAGAAGGAACAGGAACAAACCAAACCAAGCTCTACATCAATGGAACTCAAGACGGGCAAGGAACTGTTAGCACGGACTTTACACAAACTGAAGAAGTAAGAATTGGCACTAATAGAGGCGCGACAGAAGATTTTAATGGATACATTTCAAACCTGCGATTTACTAAAGGCGCAGCGTTATACACAGGCAACTTTACGCCTAGCACATCGCCATTAACGACTACTAGCCAAGGTGCGTCTGCGACAGACGTTGAATTGCTTACCTGCCAGAGTAATCGCTTCGTTGACAACAGCAGCAATGCTTTTGCCATCACAGTCAACGGCACTCCATCCGTCCAAGCCTTCAGCCCGTTTGCGCCTACTGATGCGTATAGCGCGGCTACAGTAGGTGGTAGTGGGTACTTTGATGGTACGGGGGACTATTTAACTATTGCATCCAGCGCCAATTTTACGATTGGTTCAAATAACTTTACGGTAGAGGCTTGGATTTATATTACCGGTGGGGCTGGTACTCAACGAGAAGTAATAGTCAGGCACAACCCCGGCAGCAGTCTTAACTGGATGTTAGAACTTACATCAGGGAACTTAGCCTCGTTTTATTTTAGCGGCACAGGTGGAGGCGAATCTATTAGTAGTGACGCATCAGTTCCATTGAATCAATGGGTTCATATTGCAGGGGGTATAAACGGCGCTAATAAATATGTTTGTTTAAACGGGGTTTACAAATCTGCTGCATACAGTTCAGCTCCTGTTTCCACATCCACATTACCTATTGTTATTGGTGCGGCACAAAACGGTACGCTACTTTTCACTGGGTACATAGCAAGCCCAAGAGTTGTTAATGGTACGGCTGTTTATACTGCTAACTATACTGTTCCAACTGCACCATTTACAGCCATTGCCAACACACAACTTCTGCTCAATTACACCAACGCTGGCATCACAGACGCTACAGCAAAGAACGACCTTGAAACTGTAGGCAACGCGCAGATTAGCACGACGCAGAGTAAGTTCGGCGGGTCGAGTATTGCGTTTGATGGGAATGGGGATTATTTGCAGTTGCCAAGTAGACAAACTTTTGCGATGGGAAGTGGCAATTGGACAGTTGAGATGTGGCTATATCCGAACAGTGTGGCTTCTCTACAAGGGCTACTTTCATTTGGGTCAGGTTCTTGGAGATTGTTCCAGAATTCGCAAACGGTATGGTTTTTAAATGGCGCTGGTTCGATTGCGCAAACAGGTAATGTTTTTAGCACGGGGCAGTGGTACCACATAGCCGTAGTTAAAAACGGCACTACTATAACAATCTATGTAAACGGTGTTTCATCGGCAACAGGAACGGACTCAAATACTTATGCCGCTGCTACTGCGTACATAGGCTCTGAAGCGGCAGGTAGCTATTTAAACGGCTTTATCGACGATCTTCGTGTAACGAGAGGCTTCGCCCGTTACACCGCTAACTTCACCGCGCCGACTGCGGCATTCCCGACCCAATAAGGATAACCATGCTCTACTCTAAAAACGGTTCTATCCCAAAGCCAGAGACAGATGGCACAGATGGATGGGTTGAGGTTCCTGATGAACCTGCTGCGCCTGAAGGCAAAGAGGTGGTCTGGTGGTATCCACCGGGATGGGTGATTCGTGATCCTAAACCTGCCGATCAAGATGGCTACAAGTGGTCTTGGTCGCAGTCTAACGAGGAGTGGGTAAAGTACCAATTACCTGAGACTGTGGTTGAGCCTGTACTAGAATCATCTCAGATTGAAGCATTAACGAGTAGCCAGATTGAAGGCCTAACAACGTCGCAGATTAGTATGCTATAGGGGTAAAAGATGCCAAGTATTATCAACAGTGATGACGGAGTAATTTCAGGATCGTCTGGTTTAGAGACCACAGGCGGCAATGACGGCATTACTGTTTTTCAGCAGAATGGCGTTGAGAGGATGCGTATCGACTCCAGCGGAGTTATTACTTCATCGCTTGGCGGGGTACAGGTTACCTCCGGGACAGCGGTAACTGCATCAAGTACGTCTGTTGACTTCACAGGCATACCGTCGTGGGTCAAACGAATTACGGTGATGTTGAGTGGAGTTAGCACAAACGGCACAAGCGCACAACTCATTCAGATTGGTGACGCTGGTGGCATTGAAAACACTGGGTACATCGGAACTGGAACTAGCAATTCAACCGGCGCAAACCCCGTGACGGCAAACTTCACGGCTGGCTTTGGCCTTAACTCGGCAAGCGTTGCTGCGCAAACTCAGCAGGGAATTGCAACCATCGTTCTGCTTGATGCGGGAACGAATACTTGGGCATTCTCTTTTGTTGGCGGCAGGGACAACGCAGTGACGGTTCAAGGCGCAGGGGCGAAATCACTATCCGGCACCCTAGACCGCGTCCGCATTACCACAGTAAACGGCACAGACGTTTTCGACGCTGGCACTATTAACATCTTGTACGAATAAAAAATTGAATCGCTAACCCTACTCGTATATGGCTACTACAAATATTGCTTTTGGTGAATGGCTACCAGATCAGCCCGGAGTAACAGCGGCAATTACTGACGCTAAGAACTGTTATCCCGTTGCTAACGGTTATGCGCCACTAAGGTCTGAGGCTGATTATTCTGATGCTGCTGCTCAAAATTTGCTTATTACGTTTGGCGGTAAGTTCGGCGGTGAGGTAGCGTTATTTGCTGCTGGAGCGACTCAGGTTTACAAGTTTGACTCGTCTGATGCTAGTTTAGATGCAGCGACAACGACGGGGTATTCAACAGTTGAGAGTTGGGATGTGACGCAGTATGGGTCTAAGATGATTCTGGCTAATGGTCAGGATAAGCTGCAAGCCTATGAGATTGGTGTATCAACTTACTTTGCTGACCTAGCTGCTGCTGCACCTACGGCTAGGTTTGTCACCGTTGTTCGGGATTTCGTTGTTGCGGCTAATGATGGTTCTGACAACAATAAGGTTTACTGGTCAGACATTAACGATGAGACAGACTGGACTCCGGGTGCTGCTTCTCAGTCGGATGTGCAGATCATCCCTGACGGTGGTGATATTACAGGTTTAGCGGGTGGCGAGTATGGTCTGGTCTTCCTAGAACGTGCCATATATCGGATGAGCTACACAGGCTCCCCGTTTTTCTTTCAGTTTGATGCCATCTCAAGGTCTTTGGGTTGTATTTCAGATGGATCAATCGCTCAGTACGGTGGGCTAACGTATTTCCTAGCTGATGACGGTTTTTACTCCTGCGACGGTCAATCAGTAAAGCCTATCGGTGCTGAGAAGGTTAATCGATGGTTCTTTGAAAATGTTATTCCGAGTGAAATTCCTACTGGGATGAGTGCGACGATTGATCCTATCAGGAAGTTAGTATTATGGAAATTTAATAACACTTTCGGTGGTAAAAATATGCTGGTTTACTCGATCAACCTAGATCGTTGGTCGTATGCAGACACCACAGCTAACGCTATTTCCTTTGTGCTAACACCTTCAGCGACACTAGAGCAGGTAGATAACTATAATTCAGACATTGATGCGCTAGAGATTCCGCTGGATTCACGGGTATTTGCTGGTGGACAGTTACTTTTTGCGGGTGTAGTAGGGGCTAAAATCGTTTCTTTCTCTGGTCAACCTAAGACTGCGAATATTACAACGGGCGATATATCGATTGGTCGGTCTACGGTGACGTTAGCAAGGCCAATTGTGGATGGTGGAAGTGCGTCTGTAGCAATTTCTAGCCGTGATTTACTCAATGAACAGGTGGAATTTGGCTCTAACGTAGCCGCTGATGCTGAAAACCGTGTTTCTATCCGTTCTAACGGTGAATATCATCGTCTGAGATTGACTCCGACAGGGGATAACTGGAAAACAGCGGTAGGAATTGACGTAGAAGTGGTCAAGCAGGGTACTCGATGAGGCAATTTCGTACATTACCGCCATTTGGAGGGGATCAGAGGGCTGTTGCTGAGGTCGTTCGTGGCATTATGGACGGAAAGACCAATAACACAGGCCTGATTACCCTAGCGACTGGTAATGCGGTTACAACGACCCTCTACGACGAGCGTATAGGCTTTGAGAGCCTTATTTTCTTCGTTCCTGTATCTGCTGCTGCTGAGGCTGATTCGGCTCCCTATGGGGCGTTTCAGGACTCTACAGACCAGACTGCGGCTAATACCACAACGGCCTATGCGATTACGTTTAACACTACAGATTATTCCAATGGAATCTACGTTTCCAATAGTTCTAGGCTAAACGTCAGGAATTATGGGATTTACAACATCCAGTTTTCGTTTCAATTTAAGAATACGTCAAACGATGG